CGGCCAGGAACTCACCGGCGAGACGGTCGGCGAACGCCTGCACCCGCGCGGCACCCGCGTCGGTGGTGGGGTCGAGCAGTTTGTTCGGCGTCTGGCTGGAGACGAACTGGTAGCGACGCACACCGGATTTCGCCTGGGCGTCGCGGCTGTCCTGCATAGCGACGACGGCGCCGAGCGAGCCGACCGCGCCGGTGCTGGCAATGGTGATCTCGCCGGCGGCGCTGGCCAGCCAGTAGGCCGCCGACATGGCCGCGCCTTCGACGAACGCCGCGACCGGCTTGGTGATGGCGGCCTCGGCGATCATGCGCGCGGCTTCGGCCAAGCCGGTCACCTCGCCGCCCGGGCTGTCGATTTCCAGCACGATTGACTTCACCCGGCTGTCGGCCACGGCGGCGGCCATGTTGGCCGCGAAATCCGACAAGGCGGTGGCGCCGCTGAAATTGGTGAACAGGTTGGCATAGCGGAAGATCGGGCCGGCGATGGGCACGATGGCCACGCCATTGCGCACGCGGGCGGTGGGGGCGTTGCCGAGGCTGTCGCCCTGGCGGGATGCCAGCGCCTCACGCGACGGCCCGCGCTTCCAGGCGTCGATGGTCGCCTCGTCTGGCATATCGCGGGCGGCGAGTTGCAGCATGGTGTCCAGCGCCTCGGACTGGATCAGCCAGGGATGGCCGGTGAGGCGGGCGATGATGCGGCTGGTCATGCGGCCTCCAGGTCGGTGTCGCTGCCGTCGGCGGGGTCTTCTTCCTCGGCGATCGGCGGGCCGCCGCTGTGGCCGAGCAGCGGTGGCGCAGCGGGTGGCTCGTCGCTTTGCGGCACTCCGCGCGCGGCCATGACGTCCAGTTCCTCGCCATACTCAGCGATGGTCTGCTCCCAGTCATCGCCGGTGATTTCGGCGGTTTCGCGGGTGCGGGTGGACAGGCGCAGGGCGAGGCGCTTCTCGGCCGCGTTCACTTCCTTCAGCGGGTCGAGCTGGCCGGGGCTGGGGCCGGTCCAGCGCGCACCGCACCAGGCGGCGCGGATCGCGGGGTCGACGAGGAAGCCCGGGGCCGTGATGCGGCCGCGCACGATGGCATTGGCGATGACCAGCTCGTAGACCGGCTGGCACAGCGCGTCCGCCAGCCAGGCGCGGCGCATCCGGAAGAAGCCCCAAGCCTGGAGCAGAGCGGCGCGGGCGGCCGAATAGCTGGCAGTGAAATGCTTCACCAGCAACTCGAACGGCAGTTCCAACGCCACGCCCACCTGGCGCAGCACGGCCTGGACAAAGGCGTCGAAGCCGCTGCTAGGGCGGTCGGGGCTGAAACTTTTCAGCGACTCGCCGGGCAAGAAGCCTTCCAGAGTCATGCCGGGTTCGTAGTTAATCTCGGCGCGGCGAAAGCCCGGGGCGCTGGAGGTGCCGGCGCCGGCCGCCACGGCCTCGGCCTTCAACGGGCTGTCGCCGGTGGGCGACTCGCCGATGATGGCGATGCAGGCGTTCAGGACGGCCGCGGTCACTTCGGCTTCGGTGTATCGGTCGATCTGCTTCAAGGTGGCCATGACCGGCGCCAGGTAGGGCACGCCGCGAGACTGGCCGATGCGCTGGCGGTGCAGCAGGTGCAGCACGCGGGGCGAGCCGTCCGGCGCAGTGGCTGGCAGGCGGCGCCAGCTTCGCTGCACCGATGTGGTGCGCTCCATCTCGGCGACGTGGTAGGCGACCGGGCGGCCGGCGGCGTTGAACTCCACCCCACCCGCCAGCGTCTCGCTGTCAGCCTTGAATTGCGGGTTGCTCAGGCGGTCGGCTTCGACGAGCTGCAGTGCGAAATCAAACGGCGCGCCGCGCGGCGCCTGCACCATCAAGGCAAGGCAGTCGCCGCTGGCGAGCACCGCGCGGAAGGCCAACTCCTGCATCGCGGCAAAGCCCGTTTGGCCAGCGGCGTCGCAATGCTCCGCGCGTTGGAACAGGCGCCATTCGCGCTCGGCCCCCTGCTCAAATGCAAGCACTTGCGCGGGCGTGACTCCGGCCAGGGCGGCGAGGTCGGTGCCGCGTGCCTGGGGCGAGAAGCGCAGGCCGGTGCCGACGACGTTGGTGACGACAGTATTGACCGCACCGGCGGCGAGCGGAGCGTTCATCAACATGGCGCGCGAGCGGGCGCGGATTTCGCCGAGGTTCGGCAGCGTGTCGGCGTCGGCGGTCTGGCCACGGGCGGAGAAGTTGCGCATGGCCGACAGCTCACGCCGGGCGGCGTCGTAGCCGGAGGCGGCGGTGAGGTGCAGCCGGTCGCGAGCGCGCTGGGCGCCCAAACGCGGCGACACATAGGCGATGGCGCGGTCCACCAGGTTCATCCGGCGGCGCCGCGGCTGATCGATGGACCGGTGCGGCTGACGGCTTCGCGGGCGGCGAGCGCGGTGAGGCGGCGGCGTTCGGCGTACAGCGTGGCCAAATCGCCGCGGCGGATGCGGCGGCCATCGGCGCCAGCCACCTCCTGGCCCAGCTCGGCCCGGGCGATCGCCGTCTCAACCTGCGCGAGTTGCTCGGTGTAGGTGGCCACGGGAAATTCCTTGCGTGTGGATCAGGCGAGGCGGCGGCCGGTGCCGGCGACGGTGCGGCCCTGGTGCATTGCCGCGGCGGCGACGGCGGGCGTTGGGGAAGCCGGGCGGCGCGGAGCCGGCCGTTCATCCGTGCCGAACCGCTCCGACCAGTAGGCGGCGAGGTCGGCCTGGCTGGCGGCGGGGTCGAGCGCGCGGCTGGCGGCGAGGTTCTGCCAGTCGGCCGGGGTGAGGCTGTCGGTCAGGTGGTGGGCCAAGGCGCGGGCATAGACTGCCGTGTCCAGCCGTTCGTTGCGGGTGCCCGTGATCACGCGCCATTCAGGGCGGCCCTTGGCCGGCTGGTAGAGAAATTCGGCGGTGAGCTGGCGGCAGTATTCCTCATCAACCAAGCCGGGCAGGTGCAGCAGGCCGCGCGGCATGGTGCCGTCGGGCAATGGGCCGGCCAGGGTGCGGCGGATCGCGGCGTAGTGGGCCAGTTTCAGGCTGTGGGTTCCGACCGGCCAAAGGATGACCGCGCCAAGTTTGCGGCCGGCATAGTCGACATCGATTTTCTTGCCGGTGCCGAGGGCCGGCAGGGCCGGCTTGCCCTGGCCATCGAGGGCAAATCGGCGGCCGGTGGGGGCGGGGTCGTTCATCGTCCAGCGATAGACGGCTTGGCTCATGTAGCCGGAGTCGCACCCGAAGGCGTCTATCGGCCAGGTGCGGCCGCGGGTGTCGGTGTAGCGGCGCTCCGCGACCTCGGTGAGCTGGCGCCATGTGGCGTCGTCGGTGGGCTGGCCGATGATGATGCCGGTGTCGACCAGCCAGCAGGTGAGGCCGGGGCCCCAGGCGTAGACGTCCCACTCAATGCGGTCGCCCTGGACGTCGGCGGCGCCGGTGAGCCAGAGGACTTCCGGGGGCAGGCGGCGAAGCTCGCGGTCGCGCTCGCGGGTGGCGTGCAGGCGGGCGTGGTCGGGGGCCTCGCCCTGTTCCTTGAATTCCAGGCCCAGCTTCTGCTGGGTGAAGACCTTCAGGTTGCCGGCGGCGCGAGCATCCTCAAAGGACTTGGCGACGTCGAGCCAGGTGAGCACCGGGCTGTAGAGCGCGTTGATGTGGTAGCCGGCGTGGATGTCGAGCAGCTCGGGACGGTCATGCGACCACGTGCCGTCAGCGATCATGCCGGGCTTGTGGTGGCCTTCGATGATGCAGCCATTGGCGGTGCAGACGTATTCGGCGATGCCCTTCTCGATGTCCCAGCGCAGGCTGTTGAATTCTAGCACCTGGCGGGCGTTGCAATGCGGGCATGGGACCATGAACCGGCCGCCGGAGCTGCGCGCGTAGAGGCTGGAGACGCGGCACTTGCCTTCGAGGCCGGGGGTGGAGACGTCCACGATCTTTTCGCGGCCGGTGTACATCTGCAGGCGTTCTTCGGCGAGCACCAGCGGGTCGCCGCGGCCGTCGACGTCCCAGGGGAATTCGCTGATTTCCTCGTTCAGCAACACGCGGGCGGTGCGCATCTGGAGGTTTTTCGAGGAGTTTGCGCCCAGGATCTGCAAGTAGCCGCCGGCGAACATTTTGAAGGTGGTCGTCGAGCTGGTCGCCGAGCGGCTGACGATGCCGCGGACGCGGGCGGCCACTGCAGGGGTGGCGTCGATCATCGGCTGAAGCTTGAGCCGGTTGTAGTCGCCGCCTTCGTCGTTGCTGGGGAGCATGACCAGCACGGGGCAGGGTGTTTCAGCCATGATCTGGCCGAGCAGATTCAGGCCGGCTTCCGAGCCACTGGTCTGCGCCGATTTCTTCAGCGTGACACGGCGGCAGGGGTCGCTGAGCGACATCTTCTGCATTGGCTCGCGCATGTAGGGGACACGGGCTGTAGTCCATTTGCCGGGCCATGGGCTGCCTGATTCGGCTGCGACAATTCGCTCAGCATCGGCCCACTGGTCGACGGTGCGCTCGGGGTCGGGGGCGAGGCCGCGGGTCCATGCAGCCCGCACGATGGCGAATGCAGGGGCAAGGTCGCGCGCGATGTCAGGGGGGAGCGGGCTCGTCATGAAGGGCGGCAGCCTGGCCGTCGAGGAACTGGGTGAAGGCGCGCCGGAGCGCGGTCTCGATCTGGCGCGGATCGGGGAGGTTGATTAGCGAGGGGGCCAGGTGAGCTGGTATGGACAGCAGGCCATCACGGAAGCGGCGGGCAATGGTGGTCTGCTCCGCTTCGACATCGGCCGTGGCGGCGAGCTGGCCAACGCGCTCGGCGTAGTCGAGGCCGGCCATGCGGGCGAGGACCTGATCGCGCTCGGCTCGTGCCTGGGATGCGGTGCGGCCGATCGAGTTGCGGGGGGCGCCATGTGCGATTTCGGCAGCGATGTTCGACGTGTCAGAAAGGCCGGCGGCGTCGATCCTGCCGTTGGGCAGAAGGGCCAGGTCCCCGTCCCGGACCCGGCGGTTGATGGTGCCGACCGAAACCTTGAGGCGAGCGGCAGCCTCACGCTGGGTCAGGCCGTGTTCAGTTTCGCTATTCGGCATGTTCAAGAGGTTCATCATGTTCAGCGTTTGAAAGTGAACGGACTAGCGATCTTGCGCGCACTGCCTGCCCGCATAGAGTTTG